GAACGTTCGGCCTGCTCAAGACGTACGAAGATGTGATGCAGGCTATCGGTGCGCTCTATGCCGAAGATCACACCTATCGCACCGTGATCTTGGACAGCGCCGATCACCTCGAAGTTCTTGTGTGGGCTCAGGCCGCCAAGGACAACGGCTGGGCGAACATCGAAACACCGGGCTACGGGCGTGGCTACGTTGCCGCTCTCGACCTGTGGCGTCTTGTCATCGAAGGTTTCCGCGCTCTGCGCGACGACCGTGGCATGACGATCTGCATGATCGCACACAGCCAGATCAGCCGCTTCGACGCGCCTGATAACGAGCCGTATGACCGGTACTCACCGAAGCTGCACAAGGGCGCGAGCGCCCTCTTGCAGGAGTCGATGGATGCCGTAATGTTTGCCAACTACCGAATCAGCACCGTAAAGTCTGATGCGGGATTTGGCAAAAAAGTAACCCGCGCTGTTGGTGGTGGAGATCGCGTTCTCTACACCGAAGAGCGGCCCGCGTTCCTCGCCAAGCAGCGTTTTAATCTTCCGCCCATGATCCCAATGACGTGGCTGGACTTTGCCGCTGGCGTCCCTGCCCTGAATCAAACCGAAATTAAGGAATAGAAGCAAAATGGCAAATCTAGGTCAAGTTTTCGATCCGTCGCAGCACGAACCAGATACCTCGTTCGAGCTTCTTCCTCCCGGCGATTACAATGTTGAGATCATCAATAGTGAACTGCGCGACACCAAGGCCGGCACGGGCCAGTACCTCTGGATTGATATGCAGATCACTGACGGCCCAAGCAAAGGTCGGCACATCTATGATCGTCTGAATCTTTACAATGCCAACAAGCAGGCCTCTGATATTGCTTGGAAGAAACTGACGACAATCAGCTATGCAGTTGGCGTGGGCGGCACTTTTAGTGATGACGTAGTTCTGCACTTCAAGCCGTTTGTCGCTGTCGTTTGGGTCAAAGAAGCCGGCAAAGACAAGCAAGGCATCGAGCGCAACGCTCAGAACGAAGTTAAGGGCTACAAGGCTCCAAATAACAAAGGCTCCTCGCTTCCGTCAGCCGCTTCCCCGGCTGGTGGGATGACGACTGCTGGTACACAAAACGCCAATGTCGGGAGTGCTTCCAGCGTTCCCCCGTGGCGTCGTAACGCCTAGTCGTCAGGAGGCCGGCATCCCCGTGTCGGCCTCCACTTTTTTATAGTGTTGAGGAGCGTGGGAAATGGTTTTTCTGCCAAAGCAAACGCCGCACGACCTTACGTTGCAGCGTGCCGAAATCGCCATTGTCGAAAACGAAAACTCTAAACCACGGCGCAAATATCTAGGGATGTCGTCTATCGGCGGGGCTTGCTCACGCAAGCTCTGGTACAGCTATCACACGCCGATGACTGAGACGTTCGATGCCCCGACAATCATGCGGTTCGAAGACGGCCACCGATCAGAGGCGTTGATTGCTGATCGGCTCAAGGCAACGCCCGGCATCATGCTCCTCACGGAAGACGACAACGGTCGCCAATTCGGTGTTGAAGACTTCGAGGGTCAGTTTCGCGGCCACCTCGATGGCAAAATATTGGGCCTCGTTCACGCGCCTTCGGTCTGGCACGTCTGGGAAGCTAAATGCACCAACCTTAAAAAGTTCATGCAGTTTAAAACGCTGAAGGCCGACCTGGGTGAGCAGAACACGCTGAAACAGTGGGACGCGACGTACTACGCGCAAGCGCAGTCCTATATGGGCTATACGGGCCTTGATGATCACTACCTGACTGTCTGCACGCCCGGCGGGCGAGACTGGGAAGCTGTCTGCACCCGGTTTAACGAAGTGGACTTTGAAGCGATCAGAGACAAGGCTCACCGGATTCTAGGGGCGATGGCACCACTTGCTCGCCTCTCAAACGATCCGTCTTGGTATGAATGCAAGTGGTGCTTTTATAAAGATCATTGCCATGGAATTGCGAAATTATCAGCGTAAGGCTATCGACGCTGTCTACCACTACTTCCAACACCACAGCGGGAATCCGCTTGTCGTCATGCCGACCGGCACCGGCAAGAGCGTCGTGCTGGCTGAGTTCCTGCGCGAAGCTCTGCACCAGTGGCCCGACACTCGCGTCGTCGTACTGACGCACGTCAAGGAACTGATCCAGCAGAACTTCAATGCGATGCTGACGTTCTGGCCGGAAGCGCCTGCTGGCATATACAGTGCTGGCCTGAACAGGCGGGAGATCGGGGCGCAGATCATGTTCGCCGGTATTCAATCTGTTCACCGCCGGGCATACGATATCCAACGGTGCGACCTGATCCTGATCGACGAAGCGCACCTGCTGAACAAGTCGGCCACCGGCATGTACCGGCGCTTCCTCAATGAAGTGACGCAGATCAACCCTGACCTGAAAATCGTCGGCCTGACTGCGACACCATTCCGCATGGATCAGGGCCTTCTGACAGAGGGCGAAGAGGCGCTGTTCACCGACATCGCCATCGACATATCTCTCCTCGACATGATCGACCAGGGCTACCTCGTGCCGCTGATTCCAAAGCAGACGAAAACCGTGATCGATGTGAGCGGCGTCCACCTTCGCGGCGGCGAGTTCAACCCGACCGAGTTGCAAGCCGCCGTCAACACGGCGAAGAACAACAGCGGTGCCGTCAGTGAGATCGTCAAGGCTGGCCTGGAAGACAACCGTGGATCCTGGCTTGTGTTCTGCTCAGGCGTCGAGCATGCCACAGCAGTGCGTGACGAGGTGCGGAAGTACGACATCACCTGCGAGACGATCAACGGCGAGACGCCTGCCGTAGATCGTGATCGCATCCTGCGCGAGTTCAAGGCGGGCAAGATCAGGTGCATCACGAACATGAACGTGCTGACCACCGGCTTCGATGCGCCCGGCATCGACCTGATCGGCATGCTGCGCCCGACCAAGAGCCAGAGCCTGTATGTGCAGATGCTGGGACGCGGGACGCGCCTTGCGGAAGGCAAGACCGAATGCCTCGTCCTTGATTTTGCCGGCAACACGCGGCGTCATGGCCCGGTCGATTCTATCAAGGCCTCGCGCCCAGGCGAGAGGGGCAACGGCGAAGCTCCGACCAAGGTCTGCCCCGAGTGCGAGATGATCCAAGCCATCGCCTCGATGATATGCCCCAATTGCGACTATGAGTTCCCGGAGCGCGAGATCAAGATTGCCGACATCCCTGATGTCAGCCCGATCTTATCGACTCAGGTCAAATCCGATTGGCTCAAGGTGGGCGATGTCCACTATCACAAGCACCAGAAAGTTGGGAAACCACCTTCGCTGATGGTCACCTACTACACCGGGATCATTCGCCATCGCGAGTGGATCTGCTTGCAGCACCAAGGCTACGCACAGGAAAAAGCTAGGTCATGGTGGGTCAGGCGGATGCAAAGATCGTCAGCACCGTTAACGATTGACGACGCGCTTTTGTATGTGAAAGATTTGATCCGCCCATCTCATATCCGCGTGCGCTTAGAGGGAAAATACACGTCCATCGTCGGGTATAAGTTTGACTGACCAAGAACACGCCAAAATCAAAGCCGTGCTTGATGCGTTCCCTGGATCGAAAATACTAAGAGTAGGAAAAAAAATGCGCTGGAATTTAGAACAAATAGAAGCGATCACAAAAGCAGGTGAAGCCGCTGGTGGATACCTGGAGACACTCGACAAAACGGATTTGGCAAAATTGACGCCAATCGAATGGCGGGTCTTGCTCGAGACCATCATTGATACCTATAACGGTGAATTGATCCCCTTCTGAGGCATGAGACAATGACCGATCCGGTGGCGGAAAATATTGGACTGAATATGCACAAAATAAATCTCACCTTCGGCAAATCGCATAGCGAAGTGAAGTGGTCGGATCGACGCGAGATCACGCTTGATCAGTTCGCAGAGATTCTTAACCGCCCCGGCGTCGGCAACAAAAACGGCGAGTGTTACACGCCAGCCGTGTTCTCGGGCACAGCGCGGCGCATGGACCAGACTGTCCGCATTGACGTTGCGGTTCTCGATTCGGACTGCGGCCATAACCTGATCGAGATCGAGGGCGCGTTGCAGCGGCTCGGCTGGATGTCGATCATCCACTCGACCCACAGCCACATGAGCGACACAACGCTGATCGCGGCAGCGCCCTACGAGAAGTGGCTGGCCGACAACAGCGGCAAGGGCATCTCAGATTATCTCGGCGAGAAGAAGGGCTACCTGCCCCGCGTGCTCAAGGGCGCTGAGATCGTCGACGAGATGCGAGACGGCAACGCCCTCAACCTGATCGTGCGCCACGCACCCTGCCCCAAGTTCCGCGTCTTAATCCCGCTCGACGCGCCCTGGCTCGCCGAGCAGTTCGATTCGCAGACGACGGCGAACACCCGCTGGCGCGAGCGGATCGGGGCCC